GAGAAGATTGGCTGCATCGGTCTATCATAGTTGTTATTTTAAGATTTCTTGTACTCCTTCCCATTTTTTTTGTAGAAATTTAATAATATTTTTTTATATGCTTTCTTGCTTCTCGTTCTTTTGCAGACTTTGAAGCGTGACAAGAACGGCAAAGAGTTTGTAAATTATGCAAGCCAAGTCTATTTCCTCCATCTTTGATTGCAATAATATGATCTACTTCTCTACCTGGCTCAGTCAAACCTTTCTTCTCACAGTTTTCGCATAAAGGATTTATCTGTATCTTATACGCCCTTAAACTTCTCCAGGGCTTTGAATTATAGAAGCCTATCATATCAGATGCCGCCCTGGATCTATTTATGTTAAGTATATCTACTTTCTTTTTTCTTTTAGGAATCCAAGGTCTATTCTTTTTATCTGGAAGCTTTGGCATAACTTATTCTGTTAGTAAGAAATAAAGCTCAGTATCTTTTTCTAAGATATATTCCATAGCTAAAGGGTAGTCTAATAATTTTTGTTTATCAGCTATCCCCCCCTCCCAAAGTTGGTGGCATCCTTTTCTCTCTCCCATAGATAAGCAATGATATGTAATATTGTTAGGATCAGTTTCTAAATCCTTCCTCCTGCTTCTTGCTATATAATGGCTATGACTTAATGGCACATCTGATCTACCACACCCAGTACAGTAATGTCCTCTAGTTTCTGCTATCTCTTTATAAACCTTTTTCAGTTCTCTATTTATCTTAGATTGTTTCTTGCTTATAGCTTTCATATTGATAGATATATTATAACTACTACTATTAGTAACAATACAAAGGGATATAAGTTTATAGGCTCTTTCATTTACATAAATATATAATAAGTATTATTATTAAAAATATACTTAATAGTATTGGTAATTCCATTTGCCTATAATTCATTTTAAATACCAGTCTATTAAATCCATAGCCTCCTCTATTCCTTTACAGCATTGAGCTAAATATCCTTTATTGTTTAGATCATCGAGCCATTGCTTTTGATGAGGAGATAGTCTGCCCTTCTTTGTCTTTAGTTCTATAAACAAACCATAGTAATTATGTCTAGCCTCCATTATTTGTAAGTCAGGTACTCCTTTGACATATCCTGCTCTTTTCATTTTAGCTGCTTGACTAATAGAAGTTCTTAATCCTCCAGCTGAGGCACAGTATCGTACCCCTTTATATTTAAGCTGTAGATAAGTTATTATAGCCTCTTGTAGATTCTGTTCATTCACTTGCCTAAATTATATAATATAATTATTGAAGCGACAATGTAATAATGTTTCTTTTTAACTAACTGTTGTTAATATGATGATAGTAATCCTTAATGGTATTAACTATGCTCTTATATATATAAACAAAAATAAATACTACTACTCCTATTGTAAGCATTATAGTACAAACCATAACTACCTCTACTATTGTTTTAACTATTAGATTTATTTTTAATAGTAGCTTATTCATTTAGTTTCTCTAATTCAAATTGTAAATGAGCAATAGCTTTTGAGATACATTCTTTAGGGCTTTTATGTTTATGATAAGCTCTTAATATATATTTAGTAGCACTACCTAAATGATATGTTAAATTAAAATTATCACATACTTTCCTGGCTTCATAACCGTTTTTACCTTTATAGTAGCTAGGTACTCTACTATCACTATGCAACCCACCAGTTCTGGTTGTATTTATATTCCGATCCTTTTCGTAATAGTGTTTACTTTTTTTTGTCATCTTCTAATATTTTTATAAGCTCATCTTTGTTATATAACTCTCTAGCGTTCTTTGTTCTTTTATATTCTTCTGGATTAAATATCTGCTTGACTTCCCTTATCTTATCAGATTTAGGATGAGTCTTTACTATCCATCTAGTATCTAAATCCATTGCAGTTTTTTTTAAATGTTTTAAGTAGCTCATCTTCTGTATGTCCCTTTACTTAATGAATCCCAGAATAGCTCTCCTTTTAAATAATATTTAACAGTATAGTAGTTTGCTCGCAACCTTTTTCTATACTCAGCGTATTCTTCTTTAATTCCTCTTTTATTACTTAAATCAACTTCCTTTAAGGTTAATCTAGTATGCATCGTATTCTTCATAGTCATATTTATTTTTAAAGTATTTAGTATAAATTTCTAGCTCTCTATTTTTAGCATCTAGTTCTTTTTTAATATCTTGTATATCTTTTTCCATATTAATATAACACCATACACCCCCTATCATTATACCTATAAAAAAAGGTATTACTATAGATAACATAGGATAGATAGTAGTATATTCCATTATTTTAAAAGCTTTTGCTTTTGTTTATATAAAGGAACTAACTTAGGATCTGCTCCTTGTGTTGTTACTTGATATTCAGCATCCCATAAAAGATTCCGATAAGTTTTAATCCATTTATAGTAAGTCTTAACAGTTATATGAAATTCCTCTGTTTCTCGAATACCTCTACGAAATGCAGCCTTAATATCATCTATCTCTAAATTTTTGAAGTCCTTTTGTAAATCTTCAGCTAAGATTAAGCTCATAGATACTATTGTATCTTCATTAGGATTTTGCCCTAATTCTAAAAAGGCTTTACTTAATATCTCTACAGCGTGAGATCTTAAATCCTGTATAGGCATATCTTTTATCATTGTTTATTTATTTGTTTAATCATTTCTCTAGCTTTACTATATGTATTTAGCTTAGCTTTTAATTTAGATGCTGGCTTTTTAGTATTCCATTTCTTAGTATTTTTGAGCCATCTATATACTCGTTTTTGTGTGTCCCAAGTTTTCTCCAGCTCAAATCTCATCTTTGTTTTGCTTTTATTTTCTTCAGTCCAATAACAAATAAATTCAGCTCTTACTTGTTTCCAATTTTTATCCATAACTCCATAGATAGATAAAAGATCAACCTCCTTTATAAATTTTTCTTTTCTATTAAAGATATTAGTTGTAGTATTAATCTTTATACTACTAAGGTCATTATTTATAATGTTAGCCCTATCATCTTTTTTAGTGATACCTATCCTTCTTTCTGTTATCTGCTCTCCTTTTTTAATTAGCTCTACAGAAATGAATCCTGCTTTATTTAATTGAGATACCCAAAGGCTTATAGTATTCTTAGTGACATTATAGAGCTTAGCGAAATAGTTATTAGTTGCAAAGCAGTACCCCTCTTTGCTGCTTAAAGCAGTTATCTCTCCATATAGCAGTTTAGCATTAGGCTTTAAATTTGAGTATCTAACCTCAGCTGGAATGATAGCATAATAACTAGGCTTCATCTATCATACCTTTTAATTGTTTTATATTCCAAGATACTACCTTTTTTAATTCCATTTGCTTATGCAATTCTCTCTCTAGCTTATCCATTCCTTTTTCTATTACTTGATTTTTAAATTGAATGTATTGAGTTTTAGTGTGTAGTTCGTGTTTCATTTCTAAAAGATCTTTCATCTTATAATAATGATGCATAGCTGAAGCGTGGCTTTTGATGCTTTTAATATATTTAGGAACTTCTACAAATTTCATATTTAATTCTTTTACTAGAAAATAAATTAAATATCTTTTAGCCTCTATTACATCACGAGTCCTAGTCCTTATATTAAGCTCCTCCCTCCTAATATTAAAAATATCAGCTAATGTACATTTAGCTATTTCTATCGTTTTATTCATTAAAAAGGTACTTTTTCAGATTCTTTTTCTACTACTACTTTTTTATCATTTAAAATAAAATCGCTCATTATTTTAGCAGTTTCTAATATATCTACTAATTCTAATCCCTGAGCTATTCCTAATTCTGTAGCGGATTTTATACCTACACTTCTAGCTATCTGCTCATCATCATTAGTTACTTTTTTAGAATAAGAATAAGAAGTAGGATTACTATAATAAGGTTTAATCTTTGGATAGTCCCCTTCTATATAATTATATTCTACCTCATTTCCTTCTATGAATTTTTCTTGAGAATTAGATATAGAAGAATATTCTCCTTTATCTCCATTTTCCATTTCAATATCATAGGAGTAAAAAGTTTTCCCTTCTTTGTTTTTCCATACTTTGTTAAATATTGCAGTTTTTACTTTTGATTTTTTTGTCATTTTTTAGTTATTTTATTTATTAAATTAAAGCAGCTTTCTTCATAGCTTGCTACATTATTCAGGCTGTCTATCATTTCGCTTAGATCAAATATTACTTCTTCAATAGTATCTAATACTAAGCCTAAAGCTTGAGCCTCTATATTTTTCCCCTCCTTTAATAATTCTTCAATTCTTAAAAGAGTTGATTGTTTTTTATCTATCCAGGCTTTTAATCTAAACTCTATTACGCTAGTTGCTATACTCATAATGTTTTTAATATTACTGGTTGATAATCATTTAATTTATAGAGCAAAGTGTATTCTCTATATTTTGTTTTTACTTTTTTATTATAATCTATTCTACTTAGTCTATCTGGTCTATCTCCACACACTATACCATCCCAGTAACTGTTTTTTCTTACAGATTCATATTTATAGACTTCATCTATATTATAATTTTCTGATAAATTTCTTAATTGTTCATTAGTTCCAAATACTCTAAGGCTTTTACATTTCATTGATATATCTGCATATTCTTGAGAAGTATAAGGATCTGTAGCTATCTCTCCTATATACTCAAAATCATATAGCACCCAGTCCTCGCAAACTAATTTATTTGACTTCATAGCCTAATTTTTTTCTCCATTTATTTTGAGCTACCCCCTTCCTTATATAGTATTTTTCTCCTCTCAGATTTATATTTTCTTCCTGCAGTTTTGCTCTTGCTCTTTTTATACTAGGAGCTGGAGTTAATTTACCTAACGCTATAAGTTCTAAAAAGTGCTTTCTAGCATCTCTTGAAACTCCATATTTTTCTAATTCTTTATCCCAAATATTTGCAAATAATCTATTATCATTATCTCTTAAATGAGCGTATTTTTTTAACCAATATTCAACAGTATCTTTTAATTTCATTTTTTAATAGTATAAGATGATCTCACTCTATTGGAAATTTTTTTATCTAATTCTCTTAAATACTCTATTTCTTCTTGTATTTTATTACAAGTTCTTTTGCCTACCTCTCCAAATTTACTCTCCATTATAGGATTGTCAGCTTTTGTTAAGGTACTATGTATGTACTTCATCCAGTTATTGTAGCTTAATTTTTTCATTTTATCTTGTTTTTTTGATTAATACTGAGGCAAATATATAAACAAAATAAAGCGTTTAAATGTTAATTAGTATAAGTTATTAACTAAATGATTGTTAATAAAGGAACAATGTTTCTAGTTTATTAGGAGAAAAAGAGTATATTTGAAATTCAGTTCAAATTACTCGAAAGAGTTTTTATCTTGTATTGAGAGCCTAGTTATTTGATAGCTAGGCTTTCTTTTTTAAGTTAAAATCATAGGCTCTATAATAGGCATTTTGCCATCATCTAATACAACAGCGCATCCTAAAATAGGTTTAGCAGTATGAAATTTAGCATAGGAAAAGGCAAAGGACTTATATTCTATTCCTGTAGGACATTGTAAACCCCATTTAAGATCTTTAAGGCTAGCAGTATAATCAATAAAAGATTGAGTATGTATATGTCCCTGCACCATAGAAGTACCCCAGTTCTGAACTCGCTTCATTATCCCTTTTCCTGAGCAGCCAGTTCCGTGAACATATAATACGTTGTCGTGTATAAATTGTTCTTCAAATTTCCAATCTGGTACTCCTAAAACTTCATTAAGAGTTCTTACCCATCTTTTATCTACTCCTGCATCCTCAGCCTTCCTATAGACTATAAGATCGTGATTTCCTAAAGTTATTGTAATTCCATTAGGGACAGTATCATTATTAAAAACCTCATACCATTTAGCTACTTCTTTAATAGCCATATCTAATTCATATTTAGCTCCGTGTGTTTCCGTGTGTGTAGTATGAAAGCTGGCAAAATGTGAGTCTATTATATCTCCAGTCATAGAAATTGCATTGCAATCATATTTTTTATATATGTTTAAGCAATGCTGCAGATATTTAGGATGACAGTAGGGGAGATGCAAATCCCCTACGATCAACCTGTTGGTTTTTTTTCTTCTAAATTCTTTTAAGAAGTTATTTTCCTTCAGACTTAAGCGTGGTCTGAATTGTTTCATTACTTCTTTTTCTTAGCTTCTTTACCAAAATCTGCTAAAGATTGTCCTCCTAGCATTGCTATACAACTCCACCAAATTTGAGAAACTGACTCCTCATCTACAGAAAGCCATTTTGCAATTAGAGGGATAGCTATAGAAGCTAATCCTAGCCATACCTTCTTAGAGGTAAGAAGTTTAGTTATTAAATAATCTTTCATCTTTTTATTTTTTTAAGTTAATATTAAAGTTTATATGACAATCCTACATTAAATGAGCCTTCCTCATCTTTGCGAGTATAGTTAGGCTCTACATAGAAATTATCCCAAATATGAACTGACACTCCTACTCCATAAGTAATATGATCTGTAGAGTTTTCAGTTGGCATTTGTACTGATAAATAAAAATCATTAGATAGATTATATCTTCCGATCATATCATAATCATCTCCATTTTGTTGAACTCCTACCATTATATCATCTGAAATCTGGTAGCCTATACCTATATTATTAGTAAA